AACGTGCTGCCATTACACCAATTTGCTATATGCGCGGAAATCCTATTCCCACACATACCTTCTATCACATATTTATTCTGCTGTCAAGTGTTTTTGCTTTACACCTATCTCCTAAACGGGCTTCGCATGACTTCCGCTTTTACGTTGCCACCATAAGATGTAAAATCAATCACCATGGCGCACACGTCCGGCGCGTCATCGTGTTTTGCCGATTTGCCCGTAAAGGTGAACGAAAACATATTCTGCATGAACTGACTGTATTCTTTTGGTCGGTTCCCCTCCTGCAAGAAAATCATACGTTCCCGAATGTCCGGCGCTCTCGCAATAATCCGATCACGCTTGCCCGTTCCCGTGAAGTGGCTTGTGTTGATGGTCATGTTGATTTTCATGCCGCGTTCTTTAAGCCGCTTGTCTATGTCCTCTCCGTAGCTGGCCGTCATTTTTGTTCCCTCTACCTTCATAGCGGTAACGTGATACTTTTCAGCCATAGCAACAATCATGGGCTGCGTGATTGCCTTGTCCTCGTTGCTGAATACCACGGCGGGAACGTACAAATCCTCTCCGTACTGTTCCACCACGGGAGCCGCAACATAGTCACCACCGCCCCATGAAGGGTCTACCACAATGAAAACCCGATCAGGCTGTACATCCGGCAAAACGCCGTTGTATGTCCGCAAATCGTCCGGGTCGAACACAGCGCCGTCACGCTCTATGGGTTCGCCTTGGTATTGCGCCATCCAGCTTGCCATATCGGAATTGCGTTCAAAGGACGCTCGGCGTTGCTGATAATATTCCGTAGAAAATCCTACGTCATGGTCATACTCAAAATTGCTCTCGTCGTTTTCATTCAGCGCAGGAGTGTTCAGCACCCGCCACCGACGATTGGCATATTTGGGGTCGTTTTCCAAAAGGTCAATCCGTTTGCCTTGGGGGTCGATTAGCGACCAGCGCGTACCTATCCAAAGTACCTTTGCCGTCTCTTTTGCGCGGGGCAGTAGGTTGTTGTCCACCTTTGACCACGCAGCGCCAAGCCGATCCTTGCTCATGGCTTCCTCAATGCCGCTGATAAGGTCATCCCCTACCAAATATCCGTTACAGTCACAAGCGCCGTTTAGTGTTCCATAAAGTGATCGTCCAGTAAAGGACGCATACCGTTTTTTCCGATCAATGTTAATCAGAAGGTCTTTCGCGTTGGTGGACGCTACTTTCGCCGTTGGGAAAACATCGGTATACGCATACGTCACGCCGTCATTCAGCACTTCCAATATACCGTTGTACAGTACGCCAACAACGCTGTCCGTGTATGAGCAGTACAGATTTGACCGTTCCGAATCTCGGCCCATCACCCACAAGAAGAACATCATCATCAGCGTGGACTTCCCGACACGCGGAGGACAGCTTAGAAACAACTCGTCAAGTTTGCCGTCCTCCATGTCCTGCAATGCCCGACAGACAGGTAACAGCTTTTTTCGTCTCGGTAGCCAGAACTGCTCCTTGATGGGCCGGTTGTGTTCCAAGCACCGCATAAAACAGTCAAAGTCAATCGGCGCATCAAACCGCAGCGTCCTGTTGTACAAGTCGAGCGCCCGTTGTCCCCCGAAAGAACGGATCAGCCCCGCCGACTTCGCCCGTATCGTCTTGTTCGTAACGTGGTCGCCCGTCTCCACGCACAAGTTGAACGCATCTTCCAACGCCGAAAGATCGCCCATACCGACAAGCCGCTGTTTTAACTTTTCGTAATTAGCAGGCATAGTTAATCAAACCTTGCATCAGCTTTTCGTAGTTAGCCGTACACTATCACCGCCTGTCAAGTATTTTTACTTTACACTTGGGCTTTGAAAGTCCCCGGCACACCATCCCGTCAGATAATGGGCCGGGGATAATCCGTATTTAATTCCTCAAAACTATTGCGTCCTTTGGTTCCTTTCCACGTTTTACAAGCGCAACGCTGTACCCTGCGGCTTTTGCAATTTCAATCAGCGTGTCAACCGTAGCAGTTCCCGTGTTAGCAGCTCGTCTGATCGTTGCAGGATTTTTCTTTGTGTTCTTACTAAGTCGTACTCGCGTCGTATTTTCTCTCTTGCATATTTCACTAATGGCTTCTTGAAAAGTAACTCCATTTGCGGCGTTTTGTTCCTCACGCAAACCATACGCCTTTGGAAATTCTACGGGCCAATCTTCAATCGGCGTGACGTAGGATTTTTTGTCGTTTCCTAACGAAAAGCCACAACCTTTCCAATACCCTAAAGCATCCGCTTTCTTATCGGCTGGAACAATGGGAACAGTCAACGCTTCTAACGGAGATAACCCGTACTTTTTCATCTTTGCCAAAGTGTTTGACAAATCCCTTGAATATATCTTGCACCACTCTTGTGCGGGTTTCGTGTCTCCATCTATAGTCCAAACGTGAACATATCCACCGCGCCGCCCGTATCGATTATTCGGCTTTTCATATCCCCAATTTGGATTATCAAGATGATTGTAACAACGGTCTTTGTATTTCTCTATCAGGCGCTTTTCTTCGTCCAATACTGCCTGTTCGTTTTCAGGATCATAAAATACGACTTCACGTTTGATGTTTTCCCAACCATATTTTTTGATTGCTTTCCCTACGGCTTGCGGATTATAAAGTGTACCGTTGTATTGCCAACGTGTTTCGGGATCGTTTGTAATCCCTATATATACCATCCCATCGGGAAACGAGAATTTGTAAACGTACTTTTTCTGCCTACTCATTCCACGCCCTCCGTCAGAATAGGCTCATGCGATCCTTTCACCCAAGGAACATCTTTTTTGTTTTTGCCGCGCCCATATCGGTACATTCCCCTATATGTTGGCTCATTTTCGATGATGCCCTTTACATTGCTTGCGTAAAACTTGCCGCCGCTCCGCGTGTGATAGCCGTTGTCATTCAGCCATTCAGCAATCCGCAAGAACGATGTTCCCTTCATGCCGTAAATAAGTCTCACAACAGCCGCCTCGTTGCTATCAACTACCAATTTGCCGCCCTTGACGCAGTAACCATAAGGCGCGCGGCCTCCCGCGTAACCGCCAGCCGCAGCCTTTATCGCTCTGCCATTTCCTGTGCGCAACGCAATATTCTTCCGCTCCTGTTCTGCCACAAACAGCATCAGCGCCCGGTAGATGTTAGCAAACTCGCTGCCTTCCTCGAACTCCTCTTGTGTGCTGATAAGCCGGACATTCTTTTTTTCCAGGGTGTACAGATAATAGAAATACAGCTTCGTGTCTCTTGCTACCCGATCACTCTTAAAGGCTATTACGGCCTCAAACGGAGGGTTCGTTACATCGTCGCCGTAAAGAACCTTGCTCCACTCCGGCCTATCATCCTTTACACCGCTGATCTCATCCTGATACCATGCAACAATCACATAGCCGTGTTCGTCTGCATACCGTCTGATTGCGTCCTTCTGCGCTTCAACACCGTACTTGTCATCGTCCGCCTGTCCGTCCGTTGAAACCCTGACGTAACCCGCCGCGTTTTTCCGCTTACCGATCTCCATAGAATAACCGCCCTTCTTTTGTTAATCTTACAGTTATTCTATCATATTTTACATTTACTGTCAAGGCATTTTTTGTTTTTCGCGGAATTTTCAGACAGCCCCGACAGACCACCACGCATCGTATATCTTCGCTCCGTTAAACGCAAACCAATCTACCATTTCTTCATTGGTAGCCCACGAACTTACCGAACCGCTGCAATCAGCCAATCCAGCCTCAAACAGAAAGGCGTGTATGATTTCGTGACGCAGCACCTTTTTCTTATACGCCTCTATGTCGTTTACGCTGTCCGTTTCCGGCTCCACGTCACAGACCACAACCATCCGCGTAGTCCAATCAGTATACCCGTCCATTTCTGCCAGTTTCGGGTCGTCGCTCTGCGGACATACCGTAACAGTCCATTCAGCACCGAGTACATTGACCGTCATATTCAGATCCGCCTTTTTTGTTTTTTGAAATTTTTGGGAGGGTCTTTTTACCAAAAATTTGCGGAGAGGGCTAACCCGGCCCCCAAAAATCGGTCAAACACCCCCGTCGGTATACGTCCGCACGACAGCCGGAAAGCCACATTTACACATATTCTTGAATATATTTACTGTCAAAATGCACAAAACGCGCCCATTATATCAATCCTCGGGCAATTCCTCATATTTTGCTGCTATTTCATCCGCGCTGGCCGTCGAAAGCTGGCCACCGGGAGCCGCTACAATGTCAACTTGATCTCTCATTCCGTAATAATTCTTTGCCCGGAAGATGTACGGAACCGGATTCATCTTGCCAGAAGTCACCATATCCGCATCATAACTCGCGATTGTATCCTTTGCTCTTTTAATAATGTCAGCGCGGCGAGGGTTAGACCCATGCCCGCCGTTTTCCCATTGGTTTAATGTTTCCCTGGTTACGCCCAAAGCAAGCGCCAACTTTTCAACCGTCATGCGCTGTCCTGTGTTATAGCACTCTGTCAGATACTCTAATATTCTTTCCTCTACTTCATCGTCCGTTTGCGGCTTTGCGTCCGATCCTCTCTTATACCAATACAGCACAGACCCCAAAACAGCGCGTACAACCTCCGGGTCCTCTGGCTCGACGGTAGACGGGAAATTATACTTACCGCCGCGCCCACGCTTTTTGACTGCCGTCTCCGTCTTTGCAAGCTCCGTATTATCCGCCACGTCAAGCCCTCCAATGTCAAGTAAAAATCCTTTACAGTAACCATAACACGCTATCGGTAATTTGTCAAGTAAAAGCCCTTTACACGTTCAAAAGGTATGATCTTGATCTTATATATAATGTATAGGAAAGAGACGGTCAAAGACCTATTATATATATCCTAAAGAATAGGGCAGCCCCGGAAACACCGCAGAACGTCCGACGCTGTACACAATACACTGCTTGCGGGTTGCCACGCCTGGACGCGCTGAAACGCCACGACACGAGCGGAAACGCCACGAAAAGCCAGTAAAAGCCCGTAGAGCGCGCCACAATCGGTTTTTATGGCATTGTAGTATAATTACCCTATTTAGGGAAAACGCGCTTAAAACGCCGCAGAACGCTTTAAAACGCATACGCCCATATTGACCGAAAGTTAGCCGCCACTAACAAGCGAACATTGACCGAAAAACCCGCCCTGTCACTTTGTACAAAACAGGGCGGTTTATTTTGTGCATTGTTACAAAGTGGAAAATATGATAAAATATATGTTGACATATGAAATACTATGTGTTAACATACAATCAGAAAGAGAAAGAAACAAACCGAACGCACGACGGCGACAGCAAAGCGCCAAATGCACCTTGACAATTAAGCGGCGATCTGAAAGCCGGAAATTTCAGAGCTTGCGGAACTGATAAAGTGAAATAAACCGGAAAGCCGTACAAAAGCTAATCAAGCCGCAAGTAAACATGGCCGGAGATAACATCAAACGCCATGTAATGCAGCCGTAGACCGTCGCAAGCCGG